AATCTCGACTTCGGACTTCGAGGTCGAGACAGGGTAGTTGGTGCGATGGGCCATGTTTTGGTCCTTTCTTGATCAGACCCGCGCCTTACGACGCGAGGTTGATCTTCGCGACGCCGTTCCAGCCCGGCGCCGAGCAGCCGAGGTTCTGGTACGAACCGAGGCGCGCTTCCGCGCAGTCCTCGTTCTCCGACGGACGCAGCTTCGAGCCCGTGTACGACTCGCCGAGCCAGTTCACGAGGTTGCCGGTGTGCCACAGCGTCCACGTGTTGAGCTGTAGCGCGTACAGGCGGTTCGACGGGCAGTTGCGATCGCCGTAGATCTTCACCGAGCGTCCGCCCACGATGGCGCGGTAGCCCGAGAAGCCGACGAGGACGTCGCCGCTGTCGCCGATCACCTTCGAGTTGAGCTCGGCGACGATGCGCATCTTCGAGTTGCTGAGCAGCTCGAGATCCGACAGCGACTCCGGGTTCGCGAAGATGTGCGACGTCTGTCCGCCGTACTTGCCGATCTTGCCGACGAGCTTGATGATGACCTCGTCGAGACCGCCCATGCCGGTACCGTCCATGAAGATGCCGCCGAGGTAGTCCGGCGCCGCTGCGCGCGTGACCGAGTGGAACGACGCTGCGAGCTTCGTCGAGCGATCGTCGACCGGCAGCCAGTCCTCGAGACCGGAGAGGCACTGACCGAAGTCGCCCTCTGCGAACACGAAGTCCGTCGTTGCCATACCGGTGATCTTCACGTTGAGCGTGTCCGCCACCGTGATGAGACCGTTCTCGTTGTCGACCTGCGTGACGACCGTGGTGTCGGCCGAATCGCGTTCCGAACCGGTGCCGTCCGCCGCCGCGAAGGTCAGCGTCTGCCCGATGTGGAAGTTGAACGACGACGCCTTGTCGGCGAGCGTGATCACCGCGACAGCGACAGAGCTGTTGGCCATGCGGCCGAGCGCTCCACCCTGCGTGCGGTACAGACGGCGACCGATCTTCTCGCCGAGCCCCTTCAGGCCGCGATCGAACTCGTCGAGCGCCTTCTTGAACGACTCGCGCTGCGACTGCGTCGCGAACATGAGCTCGTGATCGACCTGCACGCGCTGGTACTGCTTCTTGCGCGCGATGAGGAAGTCCTCGTACTGCGAGGTCGTGCCGTTGGTCATCGCCTTGACGTACGACGCGCTCGAGCCGCCCGGATGGGCGAACTCGACCGGCTGCACGTAGCGACGGCCGCCAGCCATCTGACCGCGTTCCTTCTTGATGAACGCGAAGAGGGGGTTTTCACCGTACGACTGTTCCTTGATCTTGTCGTCGGTGTAGTAGTCCTTGAGGACTGCGTCTTGATTCGAGAGAGTGTGAGAAGTGCCCACGATGTCCTGCTTTCGAGGACATCACGCGAATTGGTCGTGCTTACTCGGGGAGATGTCGAAGTGCGTATTCGCGACGTTCCTTGTCGCTCTTGAACTTCGGTCGCTCTTCGACTTTCGGCTCGGCCTTCTTCGTCTTCGGGGAGGTGGCCGGGGCCACGCTCGCGCTCGCGTTGTTGATGGTGCGCGCCTGTGTCTGCTGGCGCTGCTCGTTGCTCGCCGCCTTAGCGGGTGCCGTCTTTTGATCGCCCGACTTCGTGATGTCGGTTTTCGGTTGAGAGGTCGGGAATTTCTTCCACAGACCTTGGTAGTGTTCTTCGATTCGCTGCGCGGCCTTTCGAATCAGCACGTCATCGGGCAGGTTACGATCGAGATTCCCGACCTGGATCTCTTGCTTGATGACTTTGGCGAGCAGCTTGCCGGGTTTTGCCCCGTCGAGGTGCTCGGCCATCGCCATCAGCATCGGGTGTTCGTCTGCGAAGGATTTTCCGCCCTCGCGCTTCGTCGTTAGCTGGTTGTCGATGTACGTGATCGCTGCTTCGTCGACCTGATCGCTGCCGGCGGTGCCGGGCTTCTGCGATGCAGCCTCGCTCTGGACTTTACGTTCGCGCTTGTCTCGCGCCAGGGCTAGCCTGGCTCGCGCCGCTTCTCTCATCGCCAGATGCGATGTGTCCAATGGTACACCGAGTTCACGAGCAGTCAAATCGGTGTAGAGACCGGCGAGCTCGGACTCGACGTCTTTCGAGTCGTGCGCGGCAGCGAGCACGACGCTGATGAACTTGCGGACCGCCGCGACTGGACCTTCGTCTACGTACGCCTGGTCGGCGGCGAGCAGCGCTTCGATGCGCGGATCGCTGGACGCCTTCGGCGCCTTGCCGAGAGTCTCGACCTGCGCGAGCAGCTCGCGATTGACGCGATCGAGACGCATCGCCTTTTCCTGCCACTCGTCGACGACGGGCGGCTTCTCTTCGACTTCCTCTTCGGTCGTCTCTTCACCTTCGGCAGCGGCTTGAACCGGAGCCTTCGCGGGCGCAGCGGTGCCTTCGACGAGACCAACATCGTCGGGATCGATTTCTTCGCCGGTCTCGCTGACCTCGTCGTCGGGATCGTCGGCGTTCTTGCCGGCCTCGAGCTTCGCGAGCAGCTTCTTCGTCGAATCCGACAACTGCCGGCCGACGCGTCCGCCCTCGCCGATCGTCTCTTCTTCCACGCCGTTGGCGCGAACAGTGACTTCGCCGGACGTGTTCACCGTCTCGTCGACGACGGCGCGCTGTGCGGGACCGCGCGAGCCGCGCGAGCTGACAACTTCATCTTCTACGGATTCAGCCACTGAGTCTCTCCTAGGAAGTAGCGCCGATCATCGTGGGCGCGGGAACAGGTCCGACGGGCATCGCCGGCACACCGCCGGGCAACGGGGCTTCCGCGGGCGCCATCGGTGGCAGTGCGCCCGGCGCAACCGAACCATCTGGTAGTTGCGCCTGCTTCTTCAACTTGATCGCTTCGGTGACGAAATCGCAATACTGTTTGAAGCGGTCCTGCACAGCGAGCGGTGCGCGCTCTTCCTGCACACGGTTGTAGTACGCCGTCGAGAGCTTCAGCTCGAGATCGAGGTCGTTGTACGCCTCGGGCATCGGCATCGGCAGCGACTCGTCGGCGAGATCGTCCATCTTGCGCATCGCATTGCGGAACGGCGCGAGGATGATGCCGTTCGCCTGCACGAGATCGGGCTCGTCGAACAGCGTCGGGACGAGCCACTGCTCGATGACGCCGGCCTTCGCGAGCTGCTCGACGACGGCGAGCTTGCCGGCGCGCGTGTCGGGGAGGAAGTTCACGGCCTCGATTTTGAGGCAGTACTGCCCTTCCTTGAGCTCGACCTTGCTGTACTCGAGGCGCTCGATCGAGTCGCGTGTCTTCCACGACACGGCGACGTACGAGCGCTTCTCGCCCTTTTGCTTCTCGCGGCGGCGAGCCACGCGTGCGGCGCCGTCGATGTAGCGCTGCGCGCCTTCGAGGCGGTAACGCGCGTAGTTGCCTTGTGGCATGCGGAAGCGATCGCTGTCGATGTCGTACTGCGTATCGAGCGCGATGCCCGATGCGCCCGCGCCGAGCGAGCTCTTCGACGATGCCGCCGCCTGCGAAACGCCGGTGAGGTCGTACATCTTGTCGATGAAGAACGCGAGCGCTTCGAGCTGCGCGGGGTTGAACGGCGTCGGTGCGTTGAACACCGGCGGCGTCGGTCCCTTGAACTTCAGTTTGAACGGCTGCCAGCCCGTGAGCATCTCGGTGGCGATGTCGTTCTGCTCGTTGACGAGGAAGTGACCGCGGCCCGTCGCCGCGAGGTTCAATTGCAGATCGCGAACGATGCAGTTGACGCGATGTTGCAGTGACGCGAGTTGATCGATGAAGCCATAGCCCCAGAACCCGAGACGCGGCTTGAACAGGCGAAGGTGCGCCCACGGGAAGCGTGGCTCGAGCCACTCTTCGAACGACAGCGTCGCGTTGTCGATGCAGATCGCGTGTCGACCGTCGCCCGAGTCCTTCGTCGACGGAAGGTGCCAGCCCTCGTACACGTCGACGTAGTCTTCGAGGCTCATCAGAACGGTATCGCGCTGGTTGTCGTCGGGGCGCGCAACGCTGCTCGGCGCGATGCGGATCGCTGTCTTGTGCTTCGGAAAGAGCTCTTCGAGGTAGTCGCGCGCGAGACGGTAGATGCGGATCGCCTGCTGCGGCTTACCGTAGCGGCACTCGCGCTCATCAAAGAGCATTTCGTTGACCGGCATGCGCTCCGCGTACACGTCGTCGTCGCCGTCGTCGATGCGCGTGAACGCGTTGCCGAGAATGGAGCCGTCGAGCAGTGCGTCGCGCGAGAGATCGTCGAACTCGGTTTCGAGCATCTTGCCGACGATGAACTTGCGGTACTGCTTCGCCTTGCGCTTCAGGTCCCAATCCGCGTCGTCGACGTCGAACGACGGCATCGGGCGATCTTTCGACAGGCGCGAGACGAACGTGTCGATGATCGACTTCGACGCGTTGAGCCGCGCGATGCCGACGCCGGCGGCTTCGAGGCTGACGACCGCGGCGCGGTTGTTGAGCAACTCGTGACCTTCGTAGATGCGCTCGCGCGCGCGGTTCTTGCTCTGACGCGAGCGATCGTTCTCGAGCAGCGCCTTCGCGTGTCCGCTGATCTTCGTGTGGACGATCGGCGAATACTCCGGCAGCCGGAACCAGCGACTATCGTCTTGCGGACCCATCACCCGGGTTCCGTCGGCAGTAACTAGGCGACGTGCCACGGCGGTTAGTTTGACTCGGCGGTAGTGTAAGTGCCACTACTCACTCGTCGTGTCCGTTTTCCTGCCAGATTGTTGGCTCTGGCTGATTCGAATTCGAGCGACCTTCTTTCTGGCGAAGATCGTTTACCTGCACAACGAGGTTTCCGATCTGCACTGTCGGTCCGATTCGAAACCCGCGTTGACGTCCGTATTCGAGTAGATAGATCAACTGCCCAACATCTGAATCCGGGGGTGGTACCGGCAGATCGTTTCCGTCGTCGTCAGCGTCGATTTTTCTCGCCATACGGTCTCTCCTAGTAGTCGATGTAGCCGAAGCTCTCGGCTTCCATCATTTCCTCGTCGCCTTGGGCGAGGCGCTCGGCGCGTTTCGATTCCTCGTCGTCGAGCTTCTTTTCGAAACGCTCTGCTTCCGCTTCGAGCGCGGCTGTCGTTCCCGGATCGGGTGCCGCTTCTGGTGATTTCGAAAGGTAGTGAGACAACGCCTCGTACGCATAGCGCGCGGCATCGCAGCAGTGATCGCCGTGCACGATGCCGTCACCGCTGCGGCGATGCTTCGCGACCTCGCGCGTCT